ATGCCCCCGCTTCCGACCACCAGCGCACCCAACGCCGTGCCTATGACCCTGCCGAAAGCCGACGCCGAACGGCTGAAGGCTTTGCTCTTGCCGTGGAGCGAGAGGAACGGGGTGGCTGAGCCGTTGCCCGCCGGCGCCGCCGACATGATCCCCGCCGCCATGGCGACGGTGGAGCGCCACTTGGCCCCGGTGACCAAGGAAGCCCTGGCCGTGCTGATGCAGCGGCTCTGGGACGCTGGTATCCCGCAGCCGGAGCCAGTCACCATCGCGGAATGGATGCGCCTGCTGGCCGATTACCCGGAGCGCGTTTTGGCCAAGGCCTTCGATGAGGTGGCGAAGACGCATCGCTGGCCGTCGCCGCCGAAGCCAGCCGACATCGTCCGCCACCTCGACGCCGATCTGGAGCGGGTGCACGCCTGGCGCCGTCTGCTGCAACGGGCCAAGGTGCGGGCCGAACTGGACTCCGCCCAGGGCCAGGACGATCAGACGCGGCAGGAGCGGCACCAACGCTGGCTCAACGACCGCAAGGCGCAGATGAGCCCGGAACAGCTCGAGCGGCATGAGCGGACGGTGGCCGCGATGAAGTCCGGCGCGTCGGTGGTCGACGTTTTGGCTGGGAGGATCTGAGGATGAGCGTTGCCGCTGCCACGAAGCCCAAGGAACGCACCAGCCTCATCGCCCTGCTGGACTGGACGTTCCAGCGCCAAAAGGCCCACCGCATCGACGACAGCGATGGCTTCGGCATCCGCCTCGGTTCGCCTCGGGACAGCTGCGCCAAGCTTGAGGAGATCGGCGCGTTGATGGGCTGCCGCATCGACGGCGGCCAGTGGAAGGAGATCGGCCAGCGCGTTCACCCCGACGCCCAGGAGGTTGTGACCACCATCGGCCGCTTGCCCGAGGACATCGCTGCGGTGATCTGGCGCCATGCCTCCTCCGGCACGCAACCGGATTGGGGCCAGGACGCCGCCTTCCATCCCGTGATGCGGGGAAACGGTAGGCATGCCGTGAACACCGCCGACGTCGTCATCGGTGACCGTCGAGGTCGCCGCAGCATCGTCACGGTGTCCTACTGCCCTGTCGAGCTGCTGCCGGACCCGGTGTGCTGCCGGGAGGAATGGAGGAGTTGGTACCGGGCGCTGGTGGTGTTGAGCGCCATGCTGCCGGAACTGACGCGCTGGGAAGTGGTGGGGATCGGGGTTGAGGCGGAGCCGTGGTGTCAACGAACGGGTTGACACAGGCGGGCTGTCTCTTGCACAGTAGCCGCAAGAACACGAGCGCCCGGAGGGAAACCTCTCGGGCGCTTTGCTTTTCCACTACCTGCGCAAGGTGCGAGGCCAGATGAGCGAGACGTGGAAGACCACCGCGCCGCGTGGTCTCGACATGGACCATGCCGGTGACGTCGAGGCGATGTCAGCCATGGTTGACGGGCTCTGCCCCAGGGTCGTGGAGCCGGAGCGGTACCCGCGTGCCGTGGCCGGGCGTGACTGTGAGCGGTGCAAGCCCATTCGGAATTCGGATGGCGGGAAGTGACCAGGGCCAGGGATAAGCGGTTGGTCAACCTTCGCCCGTCTGTGGGCGTCATCGACACCCGCATCGCCCGACCGGCGCCGAAGACGGCCGATCCGTTCTACCTGTCGCCGGAATGGCGGAAGCTGGTCTCTGGTCTGATCGCGAAGCGGGGACGCCGTTGCGAGGCCTGCGGAAAGACCAGTGGCGATGACGGCCAGCCGGTGCGGCTCATCGGTGACCACGTCCACGAGCTCAGGGACGGCGGTGCGCCACTGGACGAGGGCAACGTGCGGCTGGTCTGCCAGCCCTGCCACAACGTCAAGACCGCGAAGGCCAGGGCGGAGAGGATGGCGCGGCGCTGATGGTGGTGTTGCAGAAATGCAACGCATGCCCCGTGAAACGTCGCCCGTGAAACAGGGGGTAGGGGGTTTAGCCCCGGGAAGCGGCCCTGGGGGCGCCAACCGGTCAGGGCTCATGCGTGAACAATTTGCCCCCGTTTGAATATTTTCAGTCCGACAGAGGGGAATTCAACCATGCCCAGAGGCGGTGCAAGGCCAGGAGCCGGCCGTCCGAAAGGCTCCGGTAAGCCTGCCGCTGTCGCCAAGGCCGAGCAAAAGACCAACCTGGGAACGCCCAAGTTTGAGACCGCCGCCGAGTTCGCGATGTGGGTGGTCAACAACGACGAGCTTCCCCTGGCGATCCGCCTGGCTGCCATGAAGGATGCGCTGCCGTTCACCAATCCTAAATTGGCCGAGGTGGCGCAGGGCAAGAAGGCGGCAAAGGGTGCCGCGGCCGATGCTGCGTCCAAGGGAAGCCGGTTCGGCACGCCGGCGGCGCCCAGGATCGCCGTGGACAACACCAAGGCCTAGCCCATGGAGTGGTCGACCGCCTGCCTCGATTGGGAACGCCGCATCCTCGCAAGGGAGCCGTTGATCCCGTTTGCGCCGCTGTTCCCCGATGAGGCGGCAGCAGCGCGGCAGGTGCTCAGAGAATTGCGGGTTGCTGATGTTCCCGGCAGCCCGACCATGGGCGAGATCAGCCGGGAATGGGTCTTTCAGTTCTGCGATGCGATCTTCGGCGCCTACAACCATGAGACCGGGCGCCGCATGATCCAGGAGTTCTTCCTGCTGATCAGCAAGAAGAACACCAAGTCGACCACGGCGGCGGCGATCATGATGACCGCGCTGATCCGCAACTGGCGAGAGGACGGCGAGTTCTACATCCTGGCTCCAACCAAGGAGGTCGCCGACAACAGCTTCAAGCCGGCTGCCAGCATGGTGGCCAGGGATGACGAACTCAGCGATCTCCTGCACGTTCAGACGCACCAGAGGATCATCACACATCGCGGGACCGGCGCCACGCTGAAGGTGGTGGCCGCCGATAGCGGCACCGTTTCCGGCAAGAAGACCATCGGCTTGCTGGTGGACGAACTTTGGCTCTTTGGGAAGCGAGCGGATGCCGAGGATATGCTCCGCGAGGCGACCGGCGGCCTGGCATCGCGCCCCGAGGGTTTCACGATTTACCTCACGACCCAGTCGGACGAGCCGCCTGCTGGCCTGTTCCGCAAGAAGCTGATGTACGCCCGTGGCGTCAGGGATGGGCGCATTCAGGACCGGCGCTTCCTGCCGGTGCTGTACGAGTTCCCCGACGCCATGCTCAAGGAGAACGGCCACAAGGATCCGGCCAACTTCTATGTCACCAACCCCAATATGGGGGCCTCGGTTGACGAAGAGTTTCTGGTGCGGGAATACGCCAAGGCGACGGAAGACGGCGAGGATTCCGTGCGCGGCTTTCTCGCCAAGCACCTCAACGTCGAGATCGGTCTCGCGCTGCGCTCCGACCGTTGGGTGGGAGCCGACCATTGGGAAGCGGCGGCCGTTCCGGCAGTCAGCCTGGACTACATCCTCGATCGCTGCGAGGTGGTGGTGGCCGGCATCGACGGCGGCGGCCTCGATGACCTCGAGGGTCTCGCTGTGCTGGGGCGCGAGCGTGGCACCAGGCGCTGGCTGCTGTGGTGCAAGGCGTGGGCGCATCGCGAAGTGCTGAACATCCGCAAGGAGATCGCGCCGCGCCTCAAGGATTTCGAGGCCGCCGGCGAGCTGACTTTCGTCGATGACTTGGAGCAGGCCTTCGCTGAGGTGGCCGATATCTTGGCCATCGTGGATCAGGCCGGCCTGCTGGCCTTCGTCGGCCTCGACCCCATGGGCGTCGGCGCCCAGGTCGATGCGCTGGCCCAGGTCGGCATCGGCGGCGAGCAGGACCAGTCACCAAAGGAGCGCGTCGTCGGCATCTCGCAGGGCTGGACGCTGAACGGCGCCATCAAGACGGCCGAGATCAAGCTGGCGGCGAAGACGCTGCTCCATGCCGGCCAGCCGCTGATGGCGTGGTGTGTCGGCAATGCGAAGACAGAGCCGAAGGGCAACGCGGTGACGATCACCAAGGCCGTTGCCGGCCGGGCGAAGATTGATCCGTTGATGGCGACCTTCAACGCCGTCGCCCTGATGAGCAAGAACCCGGAACCGCCGCAGGTGCGGTCCATCTACGAAGACACCGAGGCACGGCCGGAAGGCCTGCTGATCCTCTGAGGCGCGAATGGGCATCTTGAACAAGCTGTTCAGCCGGGGCGTGGAGAAGTCCGCCGCCGCCGGAACGCCGAGCTCTGGGCTGATACCGCCCCTGGGAAGCATTCAGTCGGCCTCCGGCATGCTGATCAGCCAGGCCACGGCGATGACGGTCAGCGCGGTCTATACCTGCGTCACGATCCGGTCCCGTGACGTCGCCCGCTGCACGCCGTCGCTGTACCGGGAGGACAAGGACGGAAGCCGCGAAACCATCACCGACCACCCGGTGGCGAAGCTGCTGCGCCGCCCGAACCGGCAACAGACCTGGTTCGAGTTCTGCCAGCAGATGGAGGCCGCCTATCTGCTGCGCGGCAACGCCTATGCCGTGATCCTTCGTGACCGCCGCGGCAAGCCGGTGGAGCTGATCCCGATCAATCCCGACGGTGTCATGGTGCTCGAGGCGGTCGACGGCTCGGTGTTCTACCAGGTCAACCGCATCGGCCTTTTCCAGCTCGCGGTGCTGCGCGATATGCCGACGGCGATCCCGGCTGAAGATGTGCTGCACATCCGCGACCTCAGCTTCAACATCCTGGTCGGCGCCAGCCGCATCGGTCTTGCCCGCGAAAGCATCGGCGTCGCCCAGGCGCAGAGCCAGCAGGCGGCGCGCTTCGCCGGAAACAGCTCGAACCCCAGCGGCATCCTCAAGACCGCGAAGACCCTGTCGGACGGTGCGGCAAAGCGTCTCAAGGCACAGTGGGACGCCTTCACATCGGGTATCCAGAACACCGGCAAGACGGCGGTGCTGGAAGAGGGATTGGAATGGCAGCGACTGCAGCTGACCGCCGCGGACATGGACTTCATCAAGTCCCGAGAGTTCGAGGTCGGAGAGGTGGCGCGTTGGTTCCAGATGCCGCTGTACAAGCTGGGTGTCATTCTGCCCAGCCAGGGGCAAAGCGGCGTCCAGCAGCAGCAAGCCTATGTCAACGACACCATCATGCCGGACCTCGAGCTGTGGGAGCAGCGGCTGGCTCGCTCTTTCGACCTCGATCTCGAAGGCATCGGTGTCGATCTGGACGAGAACCGCCTGCTCCGGGCCGATGTCCAGACCCGCTACAACAACTACAGGGTCGGCATCCTGTCTGGTTGGATGTCTCCGAACGAAGCCCGCCGTGCTGAAAACATGCCGCCGGTCGATGGCGGCAATCAGGTCATGTTCCCCACCAACATGGCGGCCATCGGCAGCAATTTCACCGGCACCGCGCCCGATGGGGCCGGCAGACCGACGGATGGAGAGTTGAAGGCGCTGGAGGTGCGCCACGGCCCTTTTGACCTGTTCCGTAAGTTCCCCGGCCAGCCGCGCGACAGCAATGGCCGCTTTGCCCACGGAACGCTTCGCCCAGGGGATGCTCCTGTCGAGCTCATTAAGGAGTTCCTAGGGATCGACCTGGTTCCTGGCCCCACCCGGATGAAGAAGCGGACTGCGAAACTGAAGGCTCACAAACACCCTGAATTTGGCGCTGTGGTCAAGCACATGAGCGAGTGCCTGTCCGGTCCTGACTATGTCGGACAGCACCCGAAGCTGACCGGCGCGATTACGCTGGTGAAGCGTGTCGAAGGGCTACCCGACGGTAAGGTCGCTGTTGTGTTGGTAATGGCCAAGGACGTGGGGATGGACGGATACCACGACATCCGCTCCGCCTTCGGCGTCACCGAGGAACGCCTTGCGGAGTGGGAGCCTAACCTCAAGAAAACAAAAGGCCCGGCATGAGCCGAGCCTTTGTGTCTGAGCCGTGCCCCATTGCGGATCTCTTGGGTCAAGCCCTCAACTCGCCCTTGCGGGAAAGTGCGGCGGCTGGGTCTTCCGCCCTCAACAGACAAGACAAGTATAGGCCCTGAGGCCTGGGAGTTCAAGGTCATGACCATGCACCGCAAGGCCTACGGGGCCGAAACCACCACCCTGGCGGAGAAGCGGCAGGTCCGCGTCATCTGCTCGACCCCCGAGGTCGATCGCGCCGGCGACATCGTCGTGCAGGATGGCATCGACCTGACCGCCTACCGGACCAATCCGGTGGTGCTGTGGCAGCACGATCCGAACCAACCCATTGCCCGTTGCGTCAGCATCGGCATTGAGGCCGGAAAGCTGACCGCTCTGGTGCAGTTCCCGCGTGAAGGCATCAGCCCCAAAGCGGACGAGATCTATGGCCTCATCGGCGCCGAGATCATCAACGCCACCAGCATCGGCTTCATGGACGGTGACTGCGAACAGCTGAAGTCCGGCGGCCTGAAGTTCAACACCTGCGAGCTGGCCGAGTTCAGCTTCGTCTCCATCCCCGCCAACCGAGGTGCCACCGTGACCGAGCGCTCCGCAACCGTGACCATCGACGCCGCCGAACTGGCCGAACTGCGCGCCAAGGCGGAGGCCCCGAAGAAGTTGGCCGACAGCTTCCGTACCATGGCCAAGTCGCTGCCCGACACCGCCAAGGGTGCCAAGGGACAGTTGCTGCGCTGTGCCAACATGGCCGAGCGCGAGAGCGGCACCGTGACCACCAAGGAAATGCCGAAGCTGACCGCCAAGGGCCTCTACAGCATCGGCACCTTGGCCTCGGTGCTCTCCGACCTGCAGTGGGTGCAGCAGAGCGCCGAGTGGGAAGCGGAATGGGAAGAGGATGGCAGCGCCGTGCCGGCCATGCTGGCCGAGGCCATGCGGCAGCTCGGCGCCGCCCTGATCGCCATGACCGAGGAGGAGGTGGCCGAGGCCCTGGCCGCGCTGGCCGAGGAGGAAGGTGAGGGCACCGAGGCTGATAAGTCCGCCCCCGCCATCACCGTCAAGGACATCGTCGGAGCGCTGCACGGCAAGGCCATCGCCGGCATGACGACCGGCGGCCGTATCACCGCGCGAACCGCCACGGCGTCCATTGCCAACCAGACCGCCGACACCGACGCGGCGAAGGCCGCCCGGATCCGCGAGGCCGAGGCGCTGCGCCTGGCTCTCGCCTGAACCCTTTCCCGCCGCTGAACCGGGAACCGCCGGCCGCCGAAAGGCGGCCTTTTTCTTGTCCACAGGAGATGACCATGAAGATTTCCGATCTCCGCCAGGCCCATGCGAAGGCGGCGGACGAACTGGTGACGCTGGCCGAAGCCGGCGGCGACGCCTACGAGACCAAGAAGGTCGAGGTGAAGGATCTCGCCGGCAAGATCCAGCGCGCCGTCGAGGCTCAGGAACTGGCCGCCAGCACGGCCCAGCCGGTTGCCGGCCAGGAGAAGGCGGCCCCCGTCCCGGCCGCCGTCGAGAACGACCGTTACGTCAAGGAGAAGTCCCTGATCATCGGCGGCGTCGCCAAGATGATCGGCGTCGGCGGCGGTAACATTTACGGCGCCCGCCAGGCCGCGAACGAGCTGTACGGCGAGAGCCACCCGGTCACCAAGGCCCTGGCCGTTGGCACCGGTGCCAGCGGCGGCTTCATCGTGCCGCCCGACTACATGACCGACATCGTGGAACTGCTGCGCGCCCGCGCCGTGGTCCGCGCCGCGCAGCCCCGCAACATCCCGATGCCCCGCGGCACCATGACCATCCCCGGCCAGTCGGCAGCGGCCACTGCCGGCTACGGCGCGGAGAACGCCCGCATCACTTCCAGCGAGCAGAAGATCAACCAGATCGTGGCCAGCTACAAGAAGCTGACCGCTCTGGTGCCGGTGTCCAACGACATGATGCGGTACGCCGATCCGGCCGTGGATGCCTTCGTGCGTGACGATCTCGTCAAGGTTATCGGTCTGCGCGAAGATCTCGCCTTCCTGCTGGGAGACGGCACTCAGGATAGCCCCCGTGGCTATACCTCGTTCGCCAACGCCTATGCCCTGGCTGGCGGCGGCACTGCGGGTCTGTGGATGTCCAACGCCAACTCGACGGCGGCGGTCGGCGGCAACTTCATCACCTCCAACGGCACCTTCACCCTGGACACCGCCGCCGATGAATTGGCCGGCGCCATCAACAAGCTCGACATGGCCAACGTGCCGGACAGCCGGCGCATCTGGTTCATGAACCCGCGCAGTAAGAACTACCTCTACAACGTCCGCAACGCCCTGGGCGTCTACGTCTATCGCGACGAGATGAATAAGGGCACCCTGCTGGGCTACCCCCTCAAGACTACCACCCAGATCCCGGCCAACCTCTGGAACGCCGACGGCAGCCATAAGGACTGCTCGTTCGTCATCCTGGCCGAGATGGACGAGACCATGCTGCTGGACAGCATGCAACTCGAACTGGCGGTGTCGAAGGAAGGCACCTATGTCGGCGCCGACGGCAACACCTACAGCGCCTTCCAGAACGACCAGACCCTGATCCGCGCCATCTCGGAACACGACTTCCAGCTGCGTCACGACGCGGCGGTGGCGGTCATTCAGTTCGTTCGCTGGGCCCCGGCCAACCAGTAAGGCACTACGGGGCCGGCAAATAGCCGGCCCCACTTTGCCAGCCCTACTCGCACAGGAAACACCGACATGACCCCCATCGTCGTGCAGCACAATATCGGCGCGCTGTTGAAGCCCGCTATCGCCTCCGCGTTCGTCGCCGCCACTGCCGCCGGTTCCGGCGACAACACCGCCGTCATCGGCGCCACCGTGGACCGCCTCAACGGCTCCAACGGCACCTTGGCCGGTTCGGCTCAGTTCGTGGTGGCTTGGTCCGCCACCCTGGCCGCCGCCAAGACCCTGACCTTGAAGTCGGCCAAGATCGAGCATTCCGACGACGGTTCGAGCTGGGCCGACTACGTCACCTTCACCGATCCCGGCGTGGTGGCCACTGGCCCGACCGGTGGCGGCGCCGTGACCGGCACCACCGCGCTGAACGTCGACATCAACTCGGCCAAGCGCTACGTCCGGCTGGACTTCACTCCCGACCTGTCGGCCACCGGCACCGATACCGCCTCCCTGGTGGCGGTCGCCGAGCTTGGCGGCTTCGGCCACCTTCCGGCCTAACGAGGCTGCGGCCCGGGTTCGCTCGGGCCGCCCCTCCATCAGGAGAATTTCCATGGTGACCGTCACGCTGACCAAGGACATGCGCCCCTGGCGCGAAGGCGATCCGATCCACGTTTCCGATACGCTGGCGCGCAAGCTGGTCGATGAGGGAAGTGCCAAGGATCCTCGCACCTTCCCGGAAGGAAAGCCGCTGAAGGTCGCCGCCAAGCCTGCGCCGACCTATCGCACCAAGGATGTCAGCCGCGGTTGACGCGGCCATAGCCCCGGGGACCGCCGATGTCCGTCATCTCCATCCTGACCGCCACGACACCGGCCACCAGCCGCGACCTCAGCACCGTGGACGCATGGCAGGCCCAGAGCGGCATCACGGTGAGCGGCGCCGATGCGACGGCCGTGGCGCAACTCATCACGTCGGCGTCCCGGGCCATCGAGCAGTTCTGCAACCGCAGCTTTGCCCGCGAGGTGCTGCGGGAAACGATATGGCCGGAGCGCGACCCGTACCCCTATCAGGTGCCCGGCGGCGTTGGGGTACTGCAGCTTCAGCGCTGGCCACTGGCCGTTGATGCCGATGGCAATGCGATGGCGAGTGTGGTGGAGGGCGTCGGAACGGCGGCGAAGCCCCTGACGCTGGACGAAGATTTCATGGTCGATACCGAGATCGGCCATCTGGTCCGCCTCAACCAGAGCGGCCTCCCCATGACCTGGCCGGCCCAGAAGTTCGTGGTGGCCTACACCGCCGGCTGGGTGGTGCCCGGCCAGGCCGACAGCAGTACCCCGGCCACCCTGCCGCCCGACATCACCGATGCCTGCAACCGCCTCGTCATCGGCCGCTGGTATGAGCGCCGCCGCGATCCGTACCTGAAGTCGGTGCAGGTCGAGGGCGTCGACCGGGTTGATTACTGGATTCCTAACGGCGATACCGGCAATTTCCCGCCGGATGTTACCGATCTTCTCGACAATTACCGCGTTCCGGTGCTGGCATGATCCCCGTTGACCAAGACCGTTTCCATGACGCTTCCACGGGTTCCCGGGGAAACTGCGTCCAAGCATGCGTTGCATCCATCCTCGGGCTGTCCCTAGCGGATATCCCTAATTTCGCCGATGCGAAAGACGGCCCCTCGCAGCACCTTGCGCTGGAAAGCTGGATGTCTGATCGCGGCATCGAGTTGCTGTTGATGCCGGGGAACTACGTCCCCGATGCCTTCTATCTCGGCATTGGTCCTGGCCCGCGCGGCTGCTATCACATGGTGGTCATGCGCGACGGCAGCCTAGCGCACGATCCTCACCCGAGCCGGGCTGGGCTGCTTGATGTGGAGCGAGTGTACCTGCTCCTTCCCAAGTCTATCGCCGAATGGAAGAAGTGCGCATGAGCGCGGCCGACAGCATTGCTCGCCTCGACGCCTCGCTGGAGCGTAGCGGCGAGTCGGTCACCATCCGCCGCGCCGGCAAGCCCGATGTCCCGGCCCTGGCCGCCGTGCGCGCCCTCAGCGGCCAGGAAATCCGCACCGGTTCGTCCGGTTCGCAGCTGACCGGCCGCGCCATCCTGTCGCCGACGCCGTTCCCGCCCGGCTTCCTGCCGCTGCGGACCACCGATAAGATCGTGCGGGGCGGGCAGGAGCGGGCCATCGGCTGGGCCGATAACAAGCAGATGGGGACGGATTTCGTCCGCATCACAGTCGATTTCTCGGGCTAAACTCCCCGAAAAGACGGGTGGATTATGGCAACAAAAGATATCTCTGACGCCGATGTCTGCCGGGCGTTCGCGCTGATGATGTTCGACCGCGAGGAAACGGTGCGCACGGGGCGCCGACCGGAAGGCCCGCACTATGCGGATGAGCACCTCTCTGCGATCACCGGGCAGCCGCTGAAGGTGTGCTACCGCGCAATGGAGCGCGCGCTTCGCCGAGAACTGGTTGACTATGGAATGTGGCTCAAGGGTGGGTGGCTGACTGAATCCGGCATTGAGTTGCTCTCTGCCCAGGATGCTGAACTCGCCGGCCGCGTGCGAAAGCTCAACGAGGACGTTCGGAGCGAGCGCTGATGGGCGTCAACATCTCCGCCGTGCGTCAGCAAATCACGCTGGTGAAGCAGGCCACGACATCGCCCGAGGCGTTCGCCAAACTCCACGCCCAGGTGGCGCGCGAGGCCCGTGCCGAGGTTGAGGCGCGGCAGGGGCGGTATCCGACCATGACAGTGGTCGACGGCCGCCAAGGCGCCGCCGAGGAACAGGTCAAGCCGTTCGGCGTTATCGAGTACCACTTCAACCCGGCCGGCGATGTCATTGACGCCACCTATCAGGCACTGCTAGAGCGCGCGCCGGTCAAGACGGGCAGGT